CGTACCATAACCATCAAAGCCTATCAGTTTGCGTGCAATCTCCTTTTCGTTGCCTGTCTTCTGCGGCAGGATGGTACGGGTATGGAACTCCATTGTGGCGTTCTGATAGTCGTTGTAATGGCTATTCGTGTCAAGCATCAGCAGAGGACGGGGAACACCAAAGAATCGTGCAACATCATCGTTGGTTACACCCATCTGCTCGAACATCTGCATGTCGGCATTCGTCATCTGAATATTGGTGAACTTATCGAGGTTCTGAATAGCAATGATGTCATGGCCTGTATAGAGTTTCTTTTGGATTTCTTGTGCGTAGGCATCGGCTTGCTCTTTGTTGTAGCGGCCAGCCGCCAGCGTACCTTGCGCTGTGGCACCTTTTTCCTCGCTGATGAATCCCTTCACGCGACCGCCCTTTGCAGCCGTCTCCAACGACTGCTGTTTCAGCGTTCGGTTGAGCGAAAGCGTCTCGACGGCATACTGGAGTGTAGGAATGCCCCACACGCCATCCTGTCGCCTGAAGGTATTAGGGAAATGCAACACGTCCTCACGCGGCACGTTGACCTTGACAACGTAGCCGTTTTCACCCAGATAACTCACATTATAGGTGCCTTCCACAAGGTTATAACTGCCCATACGCACGAGCCACAGCGCAATGGGGAAGTCCATCGGGTCGCGCTCAATATACACAAAACTATTGCCGAAGAAAAGGCGATTGATCTCTACCAACTTCCACAGGTCGATAGCATTCATCACGGGGTTCGGCTGCTCCTGTAACAGATAGTTGATGCGCTTTCCAAGCCCGCGCATATCGGTATAGTAATTGCCCTTCTCGAAGTCACGCTTCTGGTACTGCACTGGCATCACGCTCATGGTGTCGGCTCGCAAATTGACGGCACGATATACCGATGCTACTATCAAAGCCTGTTCAGGCCCACGAACGTAGGCAATGCGCTCGGAGTAGTCACCACCAGTCACCTTTGGCGGTTGCTCGTTCGTCGATGACGGCACACCGACCTCGCGCTGTCTCACGGGTAACATGCCCGTTGGTAAAAATCCAAATAGTTTCATATCTTTTACCTTTTTCTATTCGTGCGTTTTTGCGTCTGGGGTTTACCGCCGCCGACAAACGGGATTTCAATCTTCTCGTGTGTCACCGTCAGCGGGAACTGAGCGGCATTCGGGAACTTGTAGTCCATCCATGCCGAATTGATGCGCTCGGCCATCTGACCGCCAATACGCATCTCGTGGGTCAGTCCGTACTTCTCCACCTTGTAGGTTTCGGCATTGTCGCGCACCCGCTTCTCAATGTCACCGCCCAGACGTTTCAGCAGCTCGTTGGCTACGTCCCACATCACGGCAAGCATTTCCTTCCAGTCTTCGGTGCGCATGATACTCATGGTGCCGACGCGGAAACGCTTACTTTCGAGCGAACGGTTCCAGTAGGGTGCAAAGTCTGGGTATTTCTCGTTTATAATCTGCGTGGCGATGGCCAAGTCTTCAGGATTGCCCCACGTCGCATACTGCTGGCGCATGGTCATCTGGAGGTCAATGGGGAACGTGGTGATGGCCCCGTGCTTCTCGATAGTGGCTGCAATGTCGGGCACGGCATCCATGAAGCCGAAGTAACGACGATAGTGACAGAAGCCGATGTACTTTGGCAGCGTCTTGCGCTCACTAACCTTCTTCATCTGCCACAGCTCCGAGTAGTAGAGGTCGGGCACCTTGCAGCCCTTCAACTTGCGGCTGTCGATCACCTCATAGACATCGTTGGCCACCACCGGCTCGAAGTCGGTATGCGTGCAGATGAATATCTTCGCGTCCTTGTTTTCATGAACCGTCCAAAGGTCGCGGTGAGCCTCCAGCCAAGTCTTCTGATTGGCCACGTCGTTCTGTCGCCATGAGCCGCCAGTGTAATGGATATAGTAGTGGTCGAGGTCTTTGTACAGACGAGCCACCAACTGCGGCTTCGTCTTCACGATGTCCTCCAAGAGCGATGCGCCCGTGTCGTACCAATTCGCCGTGTTGTTCATGCCACCAGGCGACAGCGACCAACACCGCTTCGGGTCGAAATACCTTGCGCCGTTAGCCGTCAGCAGCGGTACGTTCATATAGCACAAGAACGGCAGCAGGCGGTCATGCTCCTTTGTTCTGTTGCGGAACCATTGCACCTTGCCGCACGCCGCAAAATTCTCATCCCAAAGGAAGTTGATGTTTCGCGTCAGCAGAATGTCCGACTCCATTAGGATAAACCCTTCAGGAATCAGCTCCCAAAGTTTCTGCACGCTCATGATATGCTTCGCGCTTCCGTAGTTCGACTTGTGAGCCAACTCCCAGCACTTATCGGGATATTTAGCCAGTTCCTTCTCGAAGTCAATCACCTGGCCCTTGGTGTTATCAACCACCGTCACGCCAGCCATCTTTGCCGTGAATGGCCTCGTGTCCGAGTTATCCAGCACGGTCACGTCATATCTCATACCCGTCTGCTTCCGCAAACTCAAAATCGCCGCCTCCGTCAGTTCCGGCGTGTTAAAATGAATAATCGCTACTTGTTTCTTCATCTTCTATCTGGGTTTAGTTCAAAAATCGTCAAATGTCACTCGATGATGGCGTTGGTGTCGGCTTCGGTGCGGGCGTTGCGCTCTTATCATTCACAATCAGCTGCATCAGGAATTGCAGCGTGTTGTCGTAGTGGTTGGCATTGAAGGTTTCAGGGATGATTTGATAGATTTTGTCCTGATACTTGATTCGGCTGCGCTCATTGAAGCACGTCGTATATCTCATGCGCACAATCTTCACCGCGTACACATCAAGACTGCCTGCATTCATGGCCGACTTGCCACGCTGATAGTCCACGTTGGCATGAAGACAGCCAACCTCCTCCCACTCGACACCCGCCGAGTCAATACCATACTTCCCCACCTTCGCCTCCTTACGATTCAGTGGGATGATGATCTCATGTAGAAATCCTGCTGAATAACTCATAATTATCGCTTTTACCTATCGGGCGAAATCATGCTTTAGGTTTACCAAATCAAAATGTTTCTTAAATTTTTTGGGGATTTTGTGTTTTTCTCGTCGGTTTACTTTATCTTTGCAAGCGTTAACTTAAAAATGTAAAGACTATGAAGCAAACTATTGAATTGTATGATCAGCCCGAAGCTGAATGGTTGGGTGAGGCGTATTTGCCTTTTACACCTGAAAATATTAGATTAATGGTCATGCGGATAAATCCAGATGGTGAACTCACCGAATATGACTGTCTGCGCATGTTTGACCGTCGGAGCATTCTCTATCAGTGGTTCGATGTCGGCATGGCCGATTTCATCCCTTATGAGCAATGCAAAATCACCTGCGGCCTGCACTCGATGACATTCGACATTGATGAAATCGAAATCGCCGCGCCAGCCCTTGAAATACCAGAGGTGCCGAAAGGCGACGAATGCTTTGTGATTCACCTCGTGTTATAACGATATAACGTTATTACGTCATAACGAAATAATTTCTAACCCTTTAAAACCAAATGATTATGAAAAAGACTTTCATTTTCGCCATCGCTATGGCAGTATCATTCATCTCTTGCACAAGTGATGAACCAGAATTTAAGGCGGACAGCCGTACTGTCACCTTCGCCTGCCAAGGTTTTGAAATGACTCCCTTCGGCACTCGTGCTGAACTCTTAGCAGATGGGAAAGCCCTCACGGACTTGTGGATATTAGATTATGTTGACGGCTCGCTCGCCCAACAGTTGCATCAGGTTTCCACGGATGCGGATTTCGGCACGCCCACGCTCAACCTTTCCCTGGGTGACCATCATGTATATTTCGTCGCGTCTCGCGGACAAAATGTAACGCTCGACACCGACGCGCATACAATGACATTCAGGAGAGTTCTCGACACATTCTATAAGGATTATGCGATTAGCATCAATTCTGCAACATCTGGATCTCGCACCGTCACACTTGAAAGATGCGTTACCCGTCTGCGCCTCGTATTCACAGATGCAATTCAGGCTGGTGCTGCCACATTTAACGTAATACCTACGACTTGGTATTATACACTCGACTATACAACTGGCCTTGGTGTCAATGCTACTGCGTCACAGGCAATCACTATTAATATACCATCATCGGAAATCGGTGTCACGGGAGAGGCTGTCAACGTGTTTGGATTTTCAGAATCAGGAGAATGGGCTACGGACGTGGCTATTGATTGCAAGACCTCGACGGGCACCATCCTTGGCACCGCTACCATCACAGATGCGCCATTATTGCTGAACAGAACCACAGAATACTCAGGGCAATTATTTTCATCAAACGGACTGACCACCGTCAACCTGTCAACCGATTGGTCTGACAGTTATACTATGACGTGGTAAAGATATTTCTGCCGTGAGGCAGTATCTTGTTTTTATTTAGGTATAAACAAAAAAAGGGAGGCAGCGGCCTCCCTAATTTTTTGTTTAGAAGTTCAGCTTTGGCGGATAGCCGATGGTGATGTCGTATGCCTCGACTGCGGCAACGGTGGTCAGCGCGTTCACCTCGGCCTTGTGTGCCTCAGTCACGGTCTGACACTTGTCGGCGTATTCCTCCACAGCGTCAATCATATGCCGCCACACGGCCACAGGATAGGTGAACGGAATGCCGCCAAAGAACTTGGTCATCGTCTCTTCCTTGCAAGTATCAACACTGCGTGCAAGACGGCTGCGAAGGTCGAAGTTCAGCCACATCGGATTGCCGCTGACCGTGAAGGCGTTGACATTGGCCGAAGCATCAAACTCATTGATGGCATTGATCTTCACAGCCTTGGCAGCAGCCAGCAGTTCGGCCTCAGTAGGATCGTCGGCCACCACAGAGCCACGGATGGTGCCAACCTCCAAGGCTTCGACAAACTCATTGTACCGCTTGAACTCGGCAAATTCCGCGCTGTCGTATCCGCCAATGGCCTTCAGCACTTTGGCCAGTGCCTTGCGCACGATTTTCTGCTCATCACCGTCTGGGTGTTCGGCCCCGATGACGGAGTTTTTGGCGAGTGCCGGCGTGCGGCTGTCGGCCACCTCATAGACATCATACACCCACACCTCGCGGTCGCCCTCTTCGGTGTACTCAATCTCTTTCCGCTCGTTGGTGTATAACAGGCCGGCGTTGTCGCCTGTGAACTTCAGCAAGCCTTGCTTGTGTCGCTCAGTAAATCTTTCTTCGTACATAGCTTTGTTTATTTTGGAATATTAAATTGTTTCCTGATCATTTCTTCTTCCTCGGCATCGGTATAAACCGTGCCTTCATAATAGAATCCACTCCAATCATGCACAATCTTCATGTCACGCAGTGGAAGATCATGCTTTGTTTTGGTCTTCAGATATTCGCAAATCTTTGCGCTACCTGTCGAGTACACCACCAGTCCAAGACCGTCTGCAATGGCTTGGATGTGCATGTAACTGTCGGTGTCTTTCTGCCGCGATGCTTTCACGGCCATATCAACGATGGTATGGTTAATGCCCTCCAACGTCTCAATTTTCATGGGCCGTCCTGCAAATGGTCTCCTGATTTTCTCGCTCATGTGTCTGTTGTCCTTTCCTTCTATTAGTTCCCGCAGGTGTTTCGTGTCGGCCACCTGCAATAAGCCGTTATAGCTGCCCATCGACCTTTCGGAGTGACGAGCTTTGATGTATCGTTTCTTGGTTTGCTGAGTCGGTTTCACAAAACCACGCCCATATTGGTAACCACAGAATATTATCGGCTGTAGCGGTTTTCCCGGTTTTGCGTCAATAGGTCTCACGTACATCGGCTTGTACTTCAGCCGCATTTCCCGTGCCCATATCCACATGTATCTCCGAAATGCTTCCAGCATCTTTTTGTCCTTGGCAAAGGCGATGAAATCATCAGCAAAGTTGATGAGTCGGATGCGATGACCGTACTTGTCTTTCGCCTTACGGATGACCATCGCCATGTTCATATTGGCTATCAGATGACTGAATGGATCGCCGATGGCGAGTCGCTTCTGGTTGAACAGGTGCTGACGGATGATGTCGAGTGTCCGACGGTCTTTCACCTGACGCTCAATGAGCCGCATACTGATGACCTTATCCACATTGTCATAGAACTTCTTGATGTCGCCCTGGAGATAGTATTTCAGGCTGCTGTCATTCATCGCCTCACGCATCTGTTCTACGACACAGTGGCGACCGTCTGAGGCCACCACACCGCGACCAGGCAAACCACCCAGCATATCATCGGTCGTGTTCCGCAATATTAGCGGTTCGATAGCCTCCTTCACGTCGTTCTGCACGCAACGATCCACAAACGGCAGCACGCTAATGTCGCGTACCTTCTTGTGGTCTTTTAGTTTGAAATGGCGGTATGGCCCGACTTGATACTCACCATGCCCCAGCAGCTCTTGCATCTCCCAGCAGAAATCGTTGGCACGTCGCCACACGTCAGCGACCTCTTTCCGTTGCCGCTGCTTGCGTGACTTCCGCTTGTAGCCTTTGTCTACTGCTTCCGCCATGCCGTGCGTGATGTTCCACCAAGTCGATTCAGCCATTTTTTACCTTTTTACTTTTTTACCTTTATATAACCTGTTGTGCGCCGATGCCACCTTTGACTATGTGGCAGCCTACCCTTTCCTTCACTCCTAATCGTGCGGTCGGCTAAGTTTCTTAAACTCTTTTCACTTACTTGTTTGGCTCTCGTCTTCAGCCGGGCTCTGCACCTGCCTCTTTGGTCTCAGGTCGTGACCGCGAGGGCTTATATCATTAGAGCGGTAGCAAATTTTTCACTCTTCACTATTCACTCTTCACTTTACAGTTGCCGAAGCCGATGTTCGAGTTCGCATCTGAGGGCGAATTGTTAGCGTTCATCGTCAACTGGGACAGTTCCGTGTTGTTAGCGTTGTTGCCGCGTTGCCAACCACGGACCGACGGATCAGTGCAGCCGCCTTATTATTCTTATCAAAGAACTCAACCTCACCACCGACGGCTACTACCCTTCGCATGTGCTCTTTGATCGATGGCATGGATTTCTGTTTTCGGGAGTTGCACCGCTCCCGCGAGGGGGCGCAGCCCTTGCGGGCCGCGCAGTTTTCGTTTTCGGGCGG